AAACCCATGAAGCACCAGGACTTCGCTAGTCCGGTAGTCAACCAGCCGAACGCGACACGACTTTTTGCGTAGTCGCAAGCCACATCCTTCAGGTTGTGGTAGTTGACAATATTGTTAATAAGTCACCGATAGCGATTCTAGGGCAATTGCTTTTCGGGTGGGATACCTCTTAAACCCCTGCTAAAATCTTAGACGGAAAACTATTAATATTACCTATTATTATTACCTATTATGATCAGAGTAATTTTTGAGATCCAAGAAGAGGATAGGCATTTCACCGATGCTTCTAGATATTTCGAGGACATGATAAAAGAGGCTAATAGGAACCTCACAACTCCTTGGAAGTACCACTTTAAAGCCGAGCTGATAACTGATAGTATACAAGTAGGAGGGTTTGGATGAAGATCCCCGCGAAATGTTCCTGCGGTCATGAGTGGCACTATAGACCAGGATGGAGTCGCGAAAGGTGGATAGAAAAGAATCCAGGCAAGCAATTCTACGTAAGCTGCCCCATATGCAGGGCTAACGTGAAAATCCAGATTCAGGAGCCCCGGTCATGAAGTCCTATGAAGAGTATCTCCGCTCGCATGATGGATGGCATGAGATGGTTGCCCAGCTTCATCGTGACATCCTAGCTGAACTGGAGCTAATCAATGAAGTACGTGCGCGCCAAGCTCGGTGGCTAGGAGAGCTTAATGATCGCATCGCGAAGCTGGAATCTCAGAACAGAACAAATCATAGAATCATTGGCCCCCGAACGAGATTGGATAATACCGACTTAGTTGAAATGATGAATCCAGAGGAGGCCAGGAAGCCATGAAAGTATATTCAAGAAAATGCAAGAAATGTCTCGGTTGGTACTCAGTTGATGAGGATGTCGATTATTTTGAATTCATGTGTGATGAGTGTGAGGAGATGATGAAGAAGTGACCCTAATCGATAAGGTCGCACAGCTCCGGGCTCTTGAGCAGAAGGCAACTCAGTCAGAGCCGAAAGCAGAGTGGGAAGGCGAATTTACAGAACTGTTCGCGGCAGGTAATACTTGGAAATATGAAGTCTGGCGTTCTTATATTGATCAATATGGATTGCGTAACTATATAGATTTCGGAGAATTTGATACGAAAGAAGATGCTGACCTAATAGCAGCTCTTCGCAACGCCGCCCCCGCTCTCCTGGAGGTGCTGCAATGCTTCCAATCAGGAGACACAGTCGCATTAGATAGACTGATCAGCTTTTTGGAATTACAATTTGAATTGTTTGATGAAGACGGAGGCAATAAGGATTTAGCATTAGACGATCTCGAAATTTTTCGCCGTCTCGTTGCAGCCGCTCGCAGAATGGAGGCGCAGGAGGATAAGTCATGACTTGCGTCTGCGGGGGCACTGCGATGGAGGACTAGAACATGAGATCCGAAGAGGAGATCCGGGAAGCTCTGGATACCGCTATAGAATTAGAAAAGGAAGCTCTTGATAGTCTTTTCGCCGCATACCGAAAATTGGGATGGTATAAAGGGCGGCAATCTGCATTAAAATTTGCCCTCGGCCCGCCCTGCAGGAGGAGCGATGACAGTCGATGATACCTGGCTCCAGCGAGCCGAGGACTATCTTGAAAACAAACCGACTTATATAACTGAAACGTATGCCGAAATGCTTGTTGGAGAAGCCATAGCCGAAATTGAGCGGCTACATTCCATGATCTCCCAGCTCCGCGAGGCGCTGGTGGAGGAGCGGGCAAGGCATGTATTTATTCGTGGCACAAGGCCGTGGCCAGAATATTCTGGTGATGAAATTGAGCGAATGAGAAAAATGGAAGCCCGCCGTGAACTTGCCACAGAGTACCCAAATCTTGGCCCCTGGGGTGAAGAGGATGATGCGAAATGAGAGAGCATTATAAATTTGACATAATAAAAGCGTTTATCCCACACCAAATCCTAACAGAAGGAACGGAGAATTGGCATGTCTATGATGTAAACAAAGACGGAACAAGTATATTGCTCGGGATATTCCGCTATAAGAAGCATGCAACCTGGTTTACGGAGCGGCTCGATGCCCTGGAGGAGAAGAGATGATTTGGAGGCCATCCAATATTCTAAATACAACCATCGATGCAAAACTGGATGAGGAATTTAGGCTTATGGCAGCAAAAAGATACGGCAATAAAAAAGGAACCTTACGAATGGCAATAGAAGCAGCAATGGCATATTGGATCTGGGCCTTGGAAGAGGAAGACGAGGAGATGATAAAAATGATAGACGATATATATAAAGAGAGAATTGGTGAGGAGGCCACGAGATGAGCGATGAAGCAGGATCGAAATTTGTGGTAAAACAGGTTGCAGGAAACAAGACTTCTGAAATTATCTGACAATCAACCATACGAGGGTTCCCACCTGACCGATTCCAAAGACTATCAGAATACGCCCCCCCTATCGCCCATCCCCCCACCTCACGAGCTCCAAATGCCCCTCAAAAGCATATTCGAGGCTATAGAGGATTATATCTCTCTAGCCAAAACTTAACTATCTGCCATGTTTCTTCCCGTCAAAATCGTTCTTAATATACTGTTTTAGGAAGTCCCCCCTTCTCTGCCGACCATCACTTCCTAAGTGCGGTACGAAAGTGTTTTGGAAGTCTCTCTCCGGGGCAAAACCCAAAAAAAGAGACTGTTCCGGCCCTAGAATTGCAGCAAACGACTTATAGGGCCATCGCACAATTTTATAACCGGCGAGCTTTAAAGTTTCCGCGAAAGAACGAACAATCCATACCTTTTCAAGGGGGAGACGTTGGATACTGACGCCAAAGGTCGTTTCCAAAATGGAAACAAACAGTTTACCAAGCAGAAACGTGACTCTTTAGGACATTTTTTGTCGGCGAAAGCGCCGCTTGGTAACGGTTCCGATAGAAAGAAATTCTCTAAAAAAGAAGTTGAGTCGGCGATCAAACTCATCGAGAACTCCGGCTATTTTGTAACCAAAACCCCCCTCCAGCAGGGGTACACATTCGACCTCGACATCGATCCGGTGAAGGGCAAGACATACAAGATCGGCTGCGTCTCGGACACTCACCTCGGGTCCAAGTACCAACAGCTCAAGAGCCTCCATCGGTTCTACAAGCACTGCGCAGACGAGGGCATAACCACGATCCTCCATGCCGGCGACATATGCGACGGCATGTTTGTCTATAAAGGCCACGAGTTCGAGGTCTTCCGACATGGTGCAGACGAGATCTGCGAGTACGTTTGCCAGAACTATCCAGACTATGGGATAACGACCGAGCTTCTCTGCGGCAACCACGATGAGTCTCTATATCGGCGTTCCGGGATGGACATAGGCGAAGCAATAAGCAATAAGAGGAAAGACATAATCCACAGAGGATTTCATAGCGCAAATTTCCTCGTGGGCGACTTGAAGATAGCACTGCACCACGGAATCGGTGGAACGGCCTACGCCAGATCATATAAGTGTCAGAAGCTTGCAGAGGCACACGTTGAGGACGATCCCGCAGAAGCCGCCAGGATCATAATACTCGGTCATTACCACTGTTCATGTATCCTTCCCGACTACATGAAATTTTTTATGGTACAAATGGGATGTTTCCAGGCACAAACGAGTCTCGGCCGGCGCCTGGGCCGCATCCCCGATATAGCCGGCATAATCCTGGAGTTCAAAGGTGGCAGATCATTCAGCGTGCCTAAGTGTACCTATCTCAAGTACGATAGCGTAAAGGAGGACTACTAAGTTCAGGCCAAGTCTGCTTTGATTTTCCCCAGTTGGTACACGATACTTAACACGGGAGCAAGGTTGGTGTCTCAACCGGGGGTCTCCATTATAAAAAAATATCTAGCGATCTCGTTTAAAATCGATTTTAAGACACTTTTTTTCATCCCCCCACCTCCAATTACCTTTTCTGATTTTTCATGGCCTTAAATCAGATTTAAATGAACCCATAGCGGCGACTGTGTTTTAGCACCAAAACGCAACAGTTTCCATCTGATTCTGAGATAGAACGATCATCAGAAAACTGTCAACTACCCCACCCTGAAGGATGTGGCTTGCGACTACGCAAAAAGTCGTGTCGCTATCGGCTGGTTGACTCCAGATGGCGAATCCTGGGATTATTCCGGCAGCCTGCTTTGGACGGAGAGCTTGACGCCGTTAAGTGGTTAAGTCGTTTCTGCTTAACTCGGCCCAGATCCTTGCGGATCTCATGCCTTCCAAAGCGATTGATTTCCGTTCACCGTCTCTCTTCGGTTGTCCGAAGTGCCCTACCTTCTTGCGAAGGCGGAAATCTGTTTCCTGGCCTGTTACCAGGGAACTATAGAGATATTATGCTTAATGGTATATTAAGGTATTTGCGGCAACGGTGGGGCCAATTCATCCCCGCCCTGAAGGATGGGGTCTTCTTGGACACGGAGAGAAAACTATAAATACCTACCATGTATATATATCATAACCAATCATTTTATCCCCTAATAGGTTGGGGGATAGGTTGGCTAAAAAGGAGGCGAACAGGGTATGCAATACAAGGTTGAGGTCCAGACATCAACGGGTCTCAAATTCAGCGGGATGGTGGATGTTAATATCCCGCCAAGCAGAGGCGTAAAGCTCCCGGGATTCAGAAGCGCAATCCCAGTCAAGACCTTGGATGCTATAAGGAGCCAGGCTAAAATGCAGCTCGGCGAGGAGATCAGGGCCTTCCGAGTTCTGGACGTGGTCTGAGATGAGTCTGATAGACGGCGAGGAATTCGACGTTCCCGTTCGATGTCCATTTCTGAGGTGATAAAAGTATGAAAATGCACAAACGCTGTCTGATGTGCAGAACCGCGTGGCCTTCGAATGGCGAGTGCCGCGACAACCTGCTCATCAAGAGGCAGATAGAAGTCCTGGAGGAACGAGACTTCATCCTGAGCTACTGCAAGACTACGATCAAAATCATGAACGCCTTCGGTTTCAGCCTCCCTCGAATCGAAGATGCGGCCATCCTTTGTCCCGGGTTCGCCCTGGCAGAGACGGATTGCTACGTCTGCGGCGCCGAGATCCCCGAACCGACAAACGGGATGCGTATTCCGGGCATCTACTCCTTCGAGGAGGGAAGCTGGCATCCCGTATGCAGCGATCAGTGCGAACGCCAGGGAACCACGTATGAACGATACCTATTCGACCAGCAGACCAGCAGCTTGATCGAAAGGCTGCTTGTGGCCGATACCAAAGGACAAGGGCAAGGACAAGGACCAGGACAAGACCAGGATCAAGAGGCAGAAGCATGAGGAAAGACTTCTCTGTGAAAGACATCCGGCTCATCAAGTCCTCTCCTCCCGACAGGGGGCCAAGAGCCGGTGATGCAGTGATCCTTGCATCCGAAAGCTGGTCGATATCCAAACGAGGCGCGATCGGATTCCTGGGCGGTTGTGTAGACCAGGATCAAGAACAGTACAGCATTTGCTTCAACGCCAGCAAGTACAGGGATGCCAGCGTAGTCTCATGCTCCGGAGGTCCGGCGACGATCTTCACTCCGGCCGGCGAGCTGAAGCCCACCAGATTCAAAATCGGCTCCTGGTACTGGAAGTTCAAGAACAACGTCTGGAAGGCACACAATGGCGAGGACTACTGGATGGAAACTCCTCTCTGGAAGTGGATCCCGAAATACAACTGCTGAAAAAAAGTAAGAGGTGAGATTGAAATGGACGACATAGGGGTAAGACCCCAAGAAACCATCGATCTATCTCAGATCGATATGCCTGTAAGGATGGAAGACCGTAGCTTCGACCGCAAGATGCTCCCGGATCTGATAAGGCACCTCCAGGATATCAGGGACCACAGCGTAGACTACGTGGCCCCCGGCGAGAAGATGACCTTCCAGCCGACCAACGACGCTCACGAGTGGGAGCTGGAGATAGCGACTGAGGAGGGGATCAAAATATTCCATCCGACCAACTGGGCCCAGAAGCAATCGGTAGACCGCACGCCCATACCACGTAGATATCATGACGATATGTTACGAGCCGGCAAGTCCCCGTTGGCTACAACGAACCTGAACTCCTGGTACAGGGACAAAGACGGCATGATGGTCCGCACCGTAGGCGACAGGTTCAGGGCGATGGTGAGCCCGAGTTTCTTTGCCTACGACAGCCTCGACATGCTCAAACAGGTCGCCGTGAGCATCAAGACCATCAACGACTCGCGCCTGACAACTGAGCAGCCGGTCAATTTCTACAAAGCCGACTGCTCGGAAACACACATATACCTCGACCTCATAGACGAAGGCCAGCAGTACGACATCGGCAAAGGCGACCTGTACAGCGCGATGCTGATCATCCAGAACAACGAAGTCGGCGCCGGATCGATGAGCATCGAGCCCGGGTTCTTCCGGTGGGCATGTATCAACAGGGCCATCAAATCCCCGGTACTCAGAAAGATCCATCGAGGCGAAAAGCTGGACGAAGGCATCTTCTCCCCCGAGACACGCAAGCTGGCCGCCGAGCTCTGGCACCGCCAGGTAAGGGATGTCATGAACTCGACACTGGTCAACCATAACCTCTTTGAGGTCTGGGCCCAGGAGCTCAGGGAATCCAAAGAGATCAAGGTGGTGCCTACCGTCTCCGTCAAGAAGGTAGCAGAAGAGTTCAAGCTAACCGACGATGAGGTCCAGCTCATCCTGGACTGCATGATGAGCGACAAGACCGTCGAGCCGGACGACAGAGACTCAGCCTACGCTATAATCCAGGGCATGACAGCCGCAGCGAAACAGATGCCGCCAGACAGGAGCTACGAGTTCGGCAAGATGGCCGGAGAGACCAGACAGATCCTGACGGTGCTGGCAGCCTAGACAGCCAGCAGACATCAAAAACAGGTGTCGAAAAATGACGGACGATGAAAAGATAAGCGGAACGATGTTCCTTATCGCCCACGGTCTTTTTCTGTACGCCGGGTCAAGGCTTGGCGACAAAGAGATGAGGGTCGATGACATCTTCCTGGCCCTCTGCATAGAAGGTCTCCAGGCGCTTCGCAACAGAGACGAGAGGGCAACAGAAAACGCAATCGAAAAGCTAGGAGCCTTTGCAGCAACGGCGGCGACCGTCATGGGCAGAAACGGTAACTAACCCAACGTGGCGACCAGAGGGTCAAACCAAAGTCATCGGTTCAGCCTCCTTAGCTCCGATGACGATTCTCTTTTCCTCTGGCCGCCTTTTACCCTTTTCGATTTTGATTTCCGCTAGACGGCGATTCACAGAAAACTATAAATACCTACCATGTATATATATCATAACCAATCATTTTATCCCCTAATAGGTGGGGGGATAGGTTGGCTAAAAAGGAGGCGAAAAGGCGATGGCCTATAATCAAAAGGATGACGTTTACATAATAGATGCCAAGGGCAAAAAGGCGATCAAAGAGCAGCTCAAGGATGCAATTCTCTGTGCTGGAGCGGATCACGTAACCTTCAAGCGCGATGGGACGATAGAGGCCAAGTTCAGCTATTTCTACAGGATGGGGAATACCCCAAAAAGCGTATGCTATAAGCTGACAAGAGCAGTTCCGGGCCTGAAGGTTGTGGATGCTTGGGACGATTTCGCTAGGTGGCCCAAGACGAGCTATTTCCATATACTGGTGTTCTATGGAGAGCAGGAGAAGTACAACGAGATCATTGCAAAGAGGTGTGGAAATTGAAGTCCGTCACCTACTGCCACGAGTGCAAAAAAACACTCCTGCGCACAAAAAATAAGAAGACAGCATGTGCGGCTGCCCGGGGTCATATGGCAGCAACGTCCCATATCCTGGTGTTCGGCTACACGTTAAACGAGGCCTGCGAGAAGGGGCTGATCGGAAAGGTGGTCTAAGATGGACGAGAAGGCCATAGAGAAATGGATAATCCGCAACGAGATGCGGATTGGCGAGCTCAACAAGAAGGGCAAGTATTGGTGGAACAGCGATGAAGCGATGCGCCTGGAGAAAGGGCAGGATAGGCTCATCAAAATGCTGGAGGGACACTGAACACGAAATAGATGCGGAAGCAAAGAGGCAGATAAGGGCAGCATTGTTCAAGAGGTTTAAGATGTTGGAGGCGGTAAACAATGGTGAAAGTTGAGTTGTTCAGGCTGGCGGCACTATCTAAGCCAGCAAAGAAAGCTTGCAAGACAACCGGGCAGAGAAGGTGGTGGATGAAGGGGCCGAACGGGTTCGTAAAGTTGCCCTACACGCCAGGCGACCAGGATCTCAAGGCGGAGCTCGACCTGGAGCCGGGGACGTACACGTTGGGAACAGGCCCCTCGGGGAAGCTCGGGTACAGGGAGACGATCATAGTAGGCGAGGAGGTGGCTTAAGGTGGAGATAGATAAAAAGGAATTGGATAATTATATCACAGGCCATAATGGAGAGGATCAGTTTAAGGATGATCCTCCAATGCTAGTATCCGAATTAGAGGAGCAAATCCAGGCAGTCAGGGAAGCCAGGAACCGCTTCTCCGCCGAGAAGTCTAGCCTGGATGCTGCCAGAGTTGTCTGGGCGGAAGCGAATCGCTCCCAAATCGAGCTAGTCGATAGCATCAAGGTCGCTCTCCAGGCAGAGGAAAACAAGCTTCGGGAGATGACGCTTGCGACATACTTCTGGAGCAAAAACAAGAAGCCAGCGCCAGGCGTAGGGATCAGGCTCGTGAAGGTCTTCAATTACGATATAGACACGGCCAAGTCCTGGGCAGTTGAGCATAACTTCACGAATTTGCTGGATCTAAACGCGGCCAAGTTCAAGAAGGCGGCCGAAGGCTTATCCCTGGATTTTGTGGACGTAGAGGAGAAGCCGACCGCAACCATAGCCGAGGATCTATGAACCGCTACGACTCAATCCTGGCCGGCCTGCCGTGTCTCACTGACCGGCAGCTCTCATTTCTTATCATGGATATCCGGGCGGAGCAGATGAGAAGAGAAGACGAGAAACACGTCCTGGCCGTGGAGAATCTGATCTCTAATGCCAGGCAGAAGGTGGTGGTTTGCGTATGAGGTTCGAAGCCAAAGTCAGGCGCAAAGGAAGGACAAAGACAATCGTCCTCTCGGAGGAGTCCGAATATCTTGCCATGATGGAGGCTGCACAGAAGGGACGTGTCCTGTGGATCAAACAAGTACATTAATATCCGATAAACCAATATTTATTTCCGTGGGCAGCGTCCGTCAAGGCGGCGCAAGGCCGGTTCGAATCCGGCGGCTGTCGTGGCCCAGAAGGGCCAAGGTGACAAAAAATGGAAGCAATAGAGAGCTTCATAGGCCAGCTAGGCGAGCTGGAAAAGATGGGACGAGAGGTAGAAGGAATACTGACGGCCACGATAGACCAGGAGACCGTCATCCTCGATAGGATAGTCGAAAATCTCCTCCCGATGATGAGGTTCATGGACTACAAAATCCAGGTACACGGACACTCGATAGGCTATCAAACGAAAGAGTGGCTGTACGAATATTCCGAGGAGAAGGGGCTGATCCTGGTTAACAATACCAAACAGCGTTCTGATGATAGGGACAACAGAGGGTGGTACGAAGGGGATATCCTCGTGCTGACAAGATCAGGCAAGTTTATTCTTTTCACCCAGGAAGGCGATTGGTCACGGTGGCAGGGGGAGCATAGCCATTTCAACAATACTGCGACCGACATGGATACCAAAGCTGCCATAAAACGCTATAGCCTTCAGGAAATTGTAAAAGGCCTGAACGAGTCCTTCAAGGAGGCAGTCGAAAAGGCCAACAAGAAGAAAGCGATGCTGAACAGCCGCATGACCCAGCTCCAGGCAATCGAGAATATCCTTGCGGGAAAGGAGAGTGCATGAACATGGCAAAACCATTCCGGCAGCTCACAAGAGCAGAAAAGGTGAAGATAGCACAGGCCAGAGAGCTATACAAGAACTTCCTGGACGAGGACGAAGACACGAAGGGAATACTCGACAAGATCTACGGAGCCGGGAAGTGGCACGCGCTATTCGATGCTCAAACAAGCATTTAAATATCTTCGTGCCAAGGTTATCAGTAATAGATATGCTATTCAATCTAGGCCCGAAGACCAGCAGGAATCTCATCATGAACTACGAGAAGTATGCCATAACAGAGGTAATTCATGGAACCGGCTGAATATAGTCGGGCTCTAATGGAATTTAGTGATGATCCCAGAGCGGTAGGGTACAACGGCCCGGAATCCCAGAACCTAATGTTCTCAAGGTTCCTTCAGCTTTTCAAGTTTGAACGAGATCAAATCCGTGTTCATGAAGTGGGATGCGGATTATGCCATTTCAAGGAATACCTGAAAACCAGGCGAAGAGTCGGCTACTCGGGCAATGATACTCTCCTGGATATGGTCGTATTCTCCAAGCAGAAGCACCAGCGATCTACTATTTATCACGGCCACCTCAAAGACATCTCTCCGTTTCTTGATGCTGATTACGTGGTTACTATCACGACCTTCAACGAATCACCAAAAGAGGAGCTGTTGGATGAGCTGCGAGTTATGTACGCGGTCGCTAAAAAGGGGATTGCTTTTGATTGCTTCTCGAGTTACGTCGATTTCAATGATGAAAAGGTTACTTATATAGATCCTGCGGAGATGCTGACCTTTTGTCTCCAAACCTTCTCCAGATATGTTTTTTTAGATCATAGTCTTCCTAACTACAGATATATCGTTTTTGTCTACAAGCCAGATTTTATTGATTCGATATATCCCAATAAATCACAATATTTTGCAAAAAAATAATCGAGTGTGTTATGAATGGAACCAGAAAAACCACCAGTGAAACCAGGGCCAGTTGCCATCGCCAAAAAGTTCACTCTGATAGTTAATGGCGAAGAGATGCTTCTACATGATCCTTCGCCAGAGGTTGTAGAGAGCCTACGTGCCTCGGGACATGAAGTCAGGGAGGAGGTAATCGCTAAGAAGCCAAGGTTCTCCAAGATCACCTCGGAGATAAAGGAGAGGCTTCTGGAGTTGCTCGCTTTTGGGAATACCTTTATGCACTCATGCAACGTTTTGGACGTCTCTCCGTCTTACATAATCGAGTACAGGGCCACACATCCTGCTTACGATGCGAAAGTCCGAGCAGCGATGAAGACTCAGCAGGCTGCTATGGCAGATGCTCTGTACACTACTGGAGTCGGCGGTAACGTTACCGCCCAGATATTTTTCCTCGTGAACCGCACCAGGTTCTTAAGGAGCAGCGATCCTGACAAGTGGATGAACACTCAGAACATCGAAGTTAGCGGGCCAGGGGAAGGGCCACTTGAGCTAACGTTTCTCTCGCCTGAAGAACGGGAACGCCAAATTTTAGAGCTTTTGGTTAAGAAAGAAAAAGATCTTGCCGAGGGTTCTGTGCGTCCGAAGTTCCATAATCTTGCAAAAAGTAAAAAGGCAGGCAAAACCGAGCCACAAACCGGCCGAAACACAACGAAAGATAAAAAATAACCCTCGTTTTAATTTACTAAAATCAAAAACACCGGGTGAAACCTAGATGGGTGCTGCGGCTTGCAAAGAAATGTCTCTGAATAATCCATATACGTTGCGTTTGCTCCAGGAAGACGAGAAGTACCAATCTGAAGAGCACCTTCTCAATTTCACGCAAAACGCCTGGCCGATCATAAACCCAGCGACTAAGTTCCTCCGCAACTGGCATATCGAGCTGATCTGCGAATACCTGATGGCAGTCAGCCTCGGCGAGATCAAACGTCTAATTATAAACATCCCGCCAAGGTACACTAAAAGCACCTTGGTCAGTCTGATGTGGCCGTGCTGGGAGTGGCTCCACGTACCATCCCAACGGTGGGTGTTCTCAAGCTACGCTTCCGATCTTTCGGTTCTTCATTCGATAAAACGCAAGGACATAATCCTTTCCGAGTGGTTCAGAAAGAATTGGTCCAATATAATAAAGCTCCGCGACGATCATAACCGGAAAGCCGATTTCGTTAACACAGAAAGGGGGGCGATGTACTCGACCTCAATCGGCGGCCAGGTAACGGGCATGGGAGGCAATAGGCTGGTTATCGACGACCCAACGAGTCCGCAAGAGGCCGAGTCAGAAGCAATGAGGGAGATGGCGAACACCTGGTACTCCAATACCTTCAAATCTCGTCTCGATGATAAAAGAGAAGGAGCGGTTGTACTCATCCAGCAAAGGCTTCACCAGAACGACATGACGGGATACCTTACAGGCCTGGACGTCTCGGGTCTCAATGCGCATGTTCTGAAAGGAGGTGAGTGGACGTTACTCAGGATCCCGCTCATCTCCGAGCAGGACGAGGACATCTATTCGCCTATCGGCGACAAGAGGCTCATAGTATCCCGCAAAGAAGGCGATCTACTCTGGCCCGAACGAGAAGGGATGGAGCAGATCAAAGAATACCAGAAGGACGAATACGTCTTCGCTGCACAACAACAGCAACTCCCCTCACCTAAAAAGGGGGCAATGTTCGAACGAAATTGGATGCTGTCTTACGATCACCTCCCCCAGGACATCGAAGCCTATATTATGTCTGTTGACGCTACGTTCAAGGAAAGCAAAAAAGGAGATTATGTAGTCATCCAGGTCTGGGCCTGGAAACGACCGAATATGTACCTTCATGACCAAGTCCGAAAGAAGATGAGTTTCACAAAAAGTTTAGATGAGCTCGCGGATATTCTAATTCTTTATCCAGGCCTGTCCGCAAAACTGATAGAGGAGGCGGCGAACGGCGACGCCATCATAAACGTCCTCTCGGAGAAGGTTGGAGGGATCATCCCGATAAGAGCAGTAGGGTCCAAAGAATCCAGGGCGTCGGCTGTAACTCCTTACTTTCGTAGTGGCAACGTTTTCATAAGGAAAGCCCCCTGGATGCACGAATACGTAAACGAACTCCTTAACTTTCCCGGATCGAAACATGATGATCAAGTAGATGCTACCAGCCAGGCTATAACCTACATCCAGGAAACCTTCTGCGGTCTTGGTAAAGAGAGACGAGCTCTGTTCGCTTTCGGGAGAGCCATACGATGACCCGGGAAACCTTTTTGCCTTATGCACGACAGAAGATTGAGGAAGATGACATCCGGGCCGTGAACGAAGTTCTAAGATCGGATTTCATAACAACTGGCCCGAAAGTAGTAGAATTTGAAGAATTTTTCTCAGATGTAGTCGAAGCGGATTATGCAGTCAGTTACAGTTCCGGAACAGCAGCACTACATGGGGCCATCTACGCTGCAAATATCGCAAAGGATGATGAAGTTGTAACATCACCGCTAAGTTTTTGCGCTACCTCAAATTGCGTTCTCTACCAGGGAGGACGCCCACTCTTTGCAGACGTAAGTTATGATACACTCAATCTTAACCCCAACGAGGTTGCCGAGTTAGTCTCTACAAGAACCAAGGCCATCTTAGCAGTGGATTATGGGGGCCATCCCGCAGATCTGGATAGTTTAGCTCAAATCGCAGAAGATTCCCATCTTCTTCTGATAGAAGACGCATGTCATGCCCTCGGAGCCAAATATAAGGGAAAACCAATTGGTGGAATTAGTGACATGACAATTTTCTCTTTTCATCCGGTAAAACATATAACAACTGGAGAAGGAGGGATGGTTACAACCAACGACTGTGATCTTGCAAGACGTCTGACTCTTTTTAGGAACCACGGAATAGGACTTGATTTTAGGCAACGAAGCCTGACAAGAACGTGGAAATACGAAATGACCGATCTCGGATATAATTACAGGTTGACTGATATCGCATCTGCACTTGGCATCTCCCAACTACGCAAACTTCCTGAAAATTTAAAACGTCGTCGGGAGATAGCCGCCATCTATAATAACGCATTTCAAAGAATGCCGGGTCTAGTGTTGCCGAAGGAGCGATCGAACTCGATCTCGTCCTGGCACCTCTATCCTGTTAGGTTCGATTTCGACATTATAAAATCGTCTCAATCAAGAATCTATTCGGACATGCACACCGAAAACATAGGCGTTAACGTTCATTATATTCCGATTTATGAACATCCATATTATAAAAATCTAGGTTATTATAAAAAATGTCCTGTAGCGGATGCAGCTTATAAATCAATCGTCTCTTTACCGATGTTCCACGGAATGACGGATTTTGATGCGGCAGATGTGATAGAGACATTAAAAAACGTGATCGAACTCAGAGAGGTTTAAAATATGGTACCAAGAATAGAACTAGAAGAGATCAGGCCAAAAAGGCACGTATCTGATCGCAGTTGCAATGCCTGCCCATTTGGAGAAACAATTCGCCCACACAAGCATCACGCCAGCGAGCCCCGGCGCAGTCCATGTCTAGCCAAAGAAACGAGTGACCCACACACGCACACGCACCAAGTCAACAACCTTTGGCGGGTTAGTAACGGCAACTTTTTTGTTGCCTATCCCACGCAACCGAAAAAGGATCTCCCCGTAAAGCCCGAGATATGCGTTAGGCCATCCGGTCTGACCGAACTCCATACGCAGAAGACAACGATGGCTTTGGTTGGGGGCCAGGTAAATACTCGATATCGGCCAATGCGAAGGATAGTACGGTGGGTCAACGTTAAGCAAGGGGTTGATCTCCCAGGCGAATACATCTTCGGACGTGGGCCGATCTACTATGAATACGACGGGAAGGTTTACATCTATTGGCCGGCTCCAAAGAGGTCAGAAAGACTAGTCAACACGGTGATTCTTCACGCGGGGAAGAACATCTCAGAAGAAACGTACCAAGAAGTCGTTCGCTGGATGCGGTGCGCTGGCGCCAGGCTCGGAGCAATACAGAAGAGGATTAAACAAAAGGAGATCGAGAAGATCAGGGCAGAAACGAAACCTCTCGAACCTACCTACATGGACATAATATAAGTAGTCCCATCTCACAAAATATGGCATCAGACGCTGAAAACCAATCTTTACGAACCAGAGTGGGGGCGGTAGAAATTGTAGCAAAAGCAGCATCAAACAAACCAGCTAAGTTAAGGTCTTCAAAACGAACTGATTTCCCGCTGATCAAATCCTTTTTCTCGAGATCAAAAGGCGGATCGGAGATCCTGGCGATCCAGGAGATCATAGGTAAAGGCATCCGAGAGTTCCTTATCACGGAGATCTCTCACGAGAACAGGTTTGCCTTCTATCGGTCGATGGAATCGTTAGACCCAGAACTGTTGATCGCCAGGAACTATATCTCTCTGATGATCCACCGAAATTTTCTCGGCATGGCACTCGACACAGTGGATCCGTCCTATATGCCTTCACCCGATTTCCTTGCCCGCGTGAACTCAATCCTGGCCGAACTCAAGTTCACTTCGAAACTGTTCCCTCTGATGAAAGATTTCGTCCGGGGCAATGCGTTCGCTAGGATAATCAGAAGCGACGTAGACAACCATATCAAAGATGTCGAGATCCTGCCGGCCGATTCAATAACGATAGTCTCCGAGGAGTTCACGACCACAAAGAAGAAGAGTATCCTGATCACCGAGGCGGATTATTACATAATTAACGAGCAGAAGGACGTTAACAGAGAGAAGTATCCTATCGATCCCAACCGCGTGGAGGGGCCAGAGGTCGAGAATGATGAGATCTTGCCTGAAATAATCCTCTCTCCCGCGAACATGATTCATTTTGCCTGGGATGCAGAAGCCAACGCTTGCAAGGACAAGTTAGGCCGAGACACGTATAACATCTGGGGCAAATCGCCTTACGACTCGATTGTAGTCTACGTAAAAGCCAAACTGATGATCATGACCGACTACCTACGATGGGTCCGTATGGGGATCCCGAGGTGGACGGCAAGCGTAGACATGTCCCTCTTGAGCGATCTTAATCAGTATACCGGGACAGACGACGAACGAGTAGTTCTGGCGGAAAGGCAAGGCAAGGAGCTCTTTGACAAGATTGAAGAGAGTTTCTACTATCTAGACCAGGACGAAGAGAGCCCGACTTTTGACAAGAAACTACCTGTCGAACCGGATGCTATATTCTTCCATACCAGCGATCTCACATTCGAGCAGAAGGGCGGCGCCAACTCTCCAGACGTCCAGATCCTCGGTATAACGCAGGAGTGCAATAGGGCGATAGCTTCGGCAATGGGCGTGCCGATGTCGTTGCTAGGTTATGAGGAAGGCTCCACCTATGCGATTGGTCGTGTTACTTCTCGGTTCACAAGTGGCATAGGCGGAGGGCTCCTAAGATCACTCGAGGACACCCTCATCACGTTCCTGAAACGGGAGTTCACTCAACGGGGCTGGGCCACGTCTCCAAAGGATTGGGATAACCTCTACATTGACTACGAGCGCGACGATACCGAAGAGCTCATGGCAGTCCAGGCGGCTGAGACTGCCAAGGCGACGGCGATCAACTCTATAGCGACGGCTGCCAGGACGTGTTACGAGGGCAGCTTGCTGACCAAAAACGAGTCCCGGGCTCTGCTCAGGGACGGCCTGTCATCTCTCGAAGATCTTCCTGACGTCGTGGGAGGGGACGAGTTCAAACCCCTGCAGCCTCTAGTCTCTCCATCGCCGAACTACTTCATGCCGGCCTTAGATAGGTCGAACCAGCCCCTATCCGGCGACGTCCAGCCCGGCCAACCTGGATTCGAGCCGGACCATCCGACCCTCCCCAAGGACCAGCCCTCTATGGAGGCGGGCGTCAAGGCCGGTCTGCTCGATAGCTACACCTGGTTCATAGAAGAGGTTGCCAGGAAAGCCGAGGAGGGGAAACTTCAACCACAGTCGAAGGGGTAGTCGATGCCCAAGCCGAACGAAGATGCCAGGAAGTCAAGCCCCGGCGCGTGGCTCTATAAGAACTACGAGCTCTACCATGCCAGGGCGTTGGTACTCGAAATCTTCGGTCGTACCTTCTCTGATGTCGCAGCCGTTCGGTATTACCGTACGCTCCAGGATAAACCTTATATACCAATCAAGCATATAACATCTTGAGATGACAACAGATAGATGGACAAGGAGTAATACCACGGTCTATAATATAGGATATCACCTTATATGGTGTCCTAAGTACCGACGAAAGGTATTAGTTGGCGATGTTGAAGCCCGACTGAAGCAGCTCCTTCAAGAGAAGGCCGATAAGATTGGTGTTTCCATTGAAGAAATGCAGATCATGCCAGACCATGTTCATCTATTTGTCAAAGCGTCACCTGTTGCTAGTCCACATTGGATAGTACAGCAATTAAAGGGCTATACATCCCATGAACTAAGACAGCAATTCAAGTCTCTGAGAACCAGATTGCCTACTCTTTGGACACGAAGCTACTATGTTGAATCGTGTGGACATATCTCAGAGGATACGGTTAAAAAGTACATCGAGGAGCAAAAGAAAAAATGATCCTAACCTACAAAATCAAGCATGGAAAGGACTTCTCAGATGAACTGAGAAAGGCTAAGAAGATTGCAAAGTTTGCTATCCAAACCCATAGCCTTAGCTCCAAAGATGTCAAGCACTTCGGTCTTAAATCAATGATCTCTAATCAGATTCTCAGGAAGTATAGCCGAAGCAATACCGCAAGATCGGTTAAGAGTGTCAAATTAGCAATTCCTAACCAGGGAATCAAGGTAGACCGAGACGCAAAGACCATATCAGCACCGTGTTTGAAGCTCTCCCTAAAATATGAATTCCCTGATAACTTTGAGAAGATTAATCAAATCGAAGTCGGCGAGGAATACGCCTATGTCTCAGTATCCATTCCAGAACCGGAATTGATCAAGTCTGAGAAATGGATAGGCGTTGATCGAAACACTGTTGGACATATAGCGGCGGTGTCTGATCCTGAGACAGGCAAAGTTATCAAGCTTGGAAAGTCTGCCCTCCATATTCACCAAAAATACAAGAACCTTCGCAAAGGACTTCAGAAGAACGGCAAATATGGAAAGGTTAAGCAAATCAAGGACAGGGAGAGCCGAATAGTCAAGGACATAAACCACAGGGTTTCAAGGAAGATCGTTGATACTGCTAAGGAATCTGGCAAAGGTATCAAGCTTGAAGATCTAACAGGAATCAGAAACGGCAAGCATAATACAAAGTCGTTCCGCTATGCTAAGAACAGTTGGTCATTCTATCAGCTTCAAAATCAGATAGAGTATAAGGCTAAGCTGCTTGGTGTAGAAGTCGCTTATGTTGATCCAGCATATACTTCAAAATCGTGTAGTAGATGCGGACTCATTGGAGACAGGAACAAAAAGAGTTTCAAGTGTCCTCATTGTGGGCACGTTGATCATGCTGATGCAAACGCAGGGTTCAATATCGCTAAGCGTCCGTGCATTGATCGATTGCATACAGACAGAGATGTATGCAAAGGGACCACTGATAGCCCTAAAACGGCTCTGGCTTGAATCCAGCTAACCGTAGAACCCCAGGTGCTTTAGCCCTGGGAGTATGTCAGAGACGTTATGTAAAACGAGAACCCGCATCATATGCCAAACGAAGCAGGACGAACATGCTAAAGAAAGCCTGGTTAACATGGTCAACGTTGGAACACCCGTAGCTAACCCAGAGATTGCGAAAGCTCTCGACGGCCTGAACAACCGGTTCGAGCTTAACCTGGTCGAACACTTCGAACGAGCTTATGGCTACGGGTTCGCTCAGGCAACCAAAGAGGCCGCCGGGTACTACCCGCCCCAACTCCAGGGCCCAGACGTAGGCCGGCTGGTAGGTGTTGCTAAACAGATGACGCAACCCATGAAAGATTATAACCAGGCGCTGGCCTCGAAAGTAGAGGGGATGCTAACCACGATGATCGAGGAAGGCAAATCTCCAGGGTACATCGCCAGGGAACTCAGGTCCAGCATCCCCGATTTCCTCAAGAACGAGCCAGTCAAAATCCAACGTCCCGGGAAGAATCCGGTCATGTTCACGGCTGAATCCTACGCTGATATGGTTTCTCAAGTAGTTCCCTACAAACTCCGAAACGAGGGGTACGTCTCCAGGCTCAAGCAGGGCGGCGTAGCTGATGGCTGGGAATGGATAGCTACGGAAGACGAACGGATGTGTCCGGAGTGTGGAGAGAAAAATGGCAAAATCTTCACCTTCAACGACCCAACGCCGCCAGCCCACAATGGCTGCCGGTGCAGGCCCAAAGGCCACTACACGAAATCGCTAGAGGAGCTTGCGAAAGAGGTGGAGGAAGCTGAAGAGAGGATGCCCCCCTCCAGGCCCGTCGACGTCCCCCCTCCACAAGAGATGGCCGCACCAGGGATAGACGTTCCCATGCCGCTTCTGGAGAGCAAAGAGATAGATTTTGAGAAGAGTCCTACAGTTAATCGATATCTAAAAGAAATGAGTGAAGCACAAACCACTCCGACGGCGACTCCAAACGATACGGTGCTTGAGGGGTTGGCCAAAGAAGCCGGTTTCGACCTCCCTCCGATAAAAGTAAACGATAAAGAGCTTGACGAGATAATAAAAGCTGGACATCGAGAACTTTATCGAGGAGTTACAAACGAGGCATATGCAAATGATTTTATAAACGGAGAATATTTTGGTGGCAAAGGCGTATGGGGGAATGGAACCTACACAGCATATGGTTATAAGGAGATCCCAGGGATACCAGCCAAAGATTGGGGCAATTATGGAAAAATTGTTGCCGATGTGTTTGCCAAAGGAAACGAAAAATGTATAATAAGAATGGCATTAGATAAAAACGCAAAGGCAATTCAAATTCAAGATCTTGAGAAATTGGTAGCCAAGGATTACTCACGATACACTGATGCAATGTTCAAGAAAGTACATGCCATGCAAGACGCGGGCGTTGATTTTAATACAATTCACAAGTTGCAAAGTAAAATTACAGCAGGTTCAAATATAATTTCCGATCCTGGTCGTGTAGCATTAATGTATGGATATGATGCGATTGATGTGCCTCAAAATGGATACATGATTATATTAAACCGCAAAGCTCTATACGTGGTAGGTAAATAAATGAATCCGGAGTTAAGTCGTAGGGTGGCTAAAGTTATCGACATCATGGTTATGCTAGGCCTCTCGATGGACGATCGTATGGCTCTTGCACAGAGGGTCGATAGTACAGACTCTTTTGAAGATCTCCCTCTCAACGACCAGAAGAGCATCCTGGCAGCCGAAAAGCTCGTGGCATCCGGGAAGACCTTGCAGCAGATCATGGAGATCGCCATTGTAACCAATCCCGATTATGATATCTTACAAAAATGAAACTCGCGAGGGATACTGATTACAAATGTCCGACACTAGGCGCGGCAAGAAGGCTCGTCGAGCACTTCGTTGGGCATCCCGTCGAGATGCAGCCAATGCAAGACGACGAGAAGAGCTATCTGCTAAACCTCAAAGGTCTTCAGTACCTAAAAGGCAACGTGATATGGACAAACGACTTCATGGAATGGCACGTCCACAGTCGCACGATTCTAAACCTAAGACGACAAACGCGAGGTCTGATATGAACAAAGTTATGGATTACGACGAGTCTTTTGAGGCCAGGGCCTTTCGAGGCATGAAGTTTCTCGAAGATGATTATCTGGCTCTCAAGGAGCTCACGCCAGAACAGATCAAATACTATTGCGAGGGACGATGGATGTAGATATAACCATTATTATAAAGCCGAAATCGGTCGATGCAACCAGGCTTATCAGCATGATATCAGCCCTCAAAGGCGACAGCGAACTCCATATAACTCCTGCGGCTAAGATTCCCGCCCCATCCTGGCAGGAATTTCCGGACGAGACAACGCCTGGAAAAACGGCCGAACCAAAAGAGAAGACGAAAAAGGAGAAGAGGGCCAAAGAGTTACTGTATCCATTGCCAGACGACACCAAAAGTAAGATCCTGGGGCTAGCTGGAAATGGTCTGAGGCCGAAAGATATCGCCAAGAAGCTCAATCTTCCAGCAAGGCGAGTTAACGGTATCATTCGTGGCAACGAGCTCAAAGCCAGACGAATCAAATCCAAGAACGAATTAAGTGGCATCGTTATTGAACCCGGACCAAATGATATCGTCGGCTTCGGACCATATCCTCCAACCGTCAGAGGAGGGAAAATTTCAGACGAGAAGCCACAAGATCTCAGAGATCGCATCACCGAGATGTACTCAAAGATGACATGTAGGGAAATTGCAGCTGCCCTCAAGAACGAAGGCATCGATATATCTCCCAGCGACGTCTTTGGTCTAGTTAAGAAGCCCGCTCCGCCCACGGATGAATCCAGCACCGAAACGATAGTCTCCCTTTCGGACGAGATCAAGACCCGCATCATCGAACTGCTCACTGAAAATTACACCGCCAACGGGGTATCTGATGTCATCTTCGAGGAAACTGGATTAGTGGTCAGTCCAGCAGAGATACGATATTTCCAGCTCGAAAAGGATAAGGGTAACGCATGAAACAAATCGTACCCATTAACCAGGGCGGCCTAGAGATCTGCGGGAACTGCGTTTTCTGGGATGTCCTGAAAGGATGTGGCGATCTAGGTTTATGCCCGGCCAAGAGAGCCCGTGGGTATAAAGGCACTACGACCAATCGCAACCAGCTTTGCAACGAGGAGACAAAAGATCAGTAAGATCCTGCTCAGAAAACAACCGTCCCCGGGTTCCGGTTGGGCGAAGAAGGTGCTTCGAGGGCCCGCGCCAGGGCCGAACGCCAGGGAGCCGCAGTCGAGGCTAACAGGGGGGATTGAGAATTCCAATCGATGAAGAAGATATGCACGGTAGCTTAAAGGCCATAAACGATGCTCTTAGAGGCAATTGTGCCTGTATCCAAATACGATCAGAACGTGGAGTACATATCTTCCGGCTCGGCGAATGTACCCCGCTCTGCGCCAGGTTTCATCAGTGCGTAATGTACGACGAAAAGTATAAGAAGCCAGAACCACAGTCGCCAGTAGGCTTCAACCTGAACGAAGTAAGCTAAAATGGAAAAAACGTATTTATAGTATCATCACTCAAAAAAGGATATAATCTGAAAACAAATTTTGGTAGGGGAGTGGGGGCTCTCCAAAATACATGGCCGCGATAGTCTCAAGGACACATCATGTTACTAACATCAAGTTAGTTCAGTTAGGTGATTGGCCTGCTCAGGATACTAATATCCAACCCAATGCAGTCGAGATGAGACTCTCGGTAAGTTATCCAGAGAATTTCAGGCTCAAATTTCTCGAAGCAACTGCCATCAAGGAGGGGGTTTGGAACGAGATTTACGAGTCTGCGGCGGTCCTCAAGGGTGCGGCCTCATCTCTACTGGGCAAGTACCTTTTATGGGGCCATCCCGAGGTCGATTCTCAACCGAATTATCCAGATGTTGCTCTAGGGCAAGTAATCGGCGTCCAATTCGATGATAAAACGTCCAGCACAAAAGCCCTCATAGCTGGCTGGGAGAACAGGATGCCACCAGATCTACTGGAACGTTTGGAGAAAGGCGACCCTCTTGGCGTCTCCGTCGGCCAGGTGGATTTCCTTCACGAAGATGGAGGCGTATTCGACGAGAAGAATTATAAATATACAGTATCTAAAATATATTATGATCATATTGCTATCGTGCCCATCGGGGCATGTCAGATTAAAGACGGTTGTTTGTTGCAAGCAACATCAAACCCAATAGTTGCGAAGTCGAAGTTGAAGTTGAAGTTGAACGAGAAACAAGAAGGTGTGGAGATGGGAACGGGAAAGAAGAGTACCAAGAATCCAGCGACGAAGACCTGTCATCAGGATGAGCCAGGCGGTGGAGAATCAGTTGTGCCGCCCCCGGATGCGTTCCCTGCGTTCGGATCACCAGAAGCTCTCGAAGAGTACGTCAAGGCTCAGTCGGCTCTGACCGACAAAGAACTGATGTTCTCACAACTCGAGATGGCGATGGATTATGTCATGAACACTATCATGAATAATGCTTTGAACGCACATCAAGCGGGCGATGCAGACGCTATCGTAGAGATCCTGAACTGGGCCGTCGAGCAGTGGAAAGCCGGAGCCGTTCTGATGAATCCGGTCGAAGCAGCTCCAGTCGAGGAAGCAGCTCCTGAAGCGGCAGTGGGGGAGAACATGGCATGGAAATCTGAGAAGAGTAAGAAAAGTCAGAAAGCTCCGGACAAGCTCATATATCCAGTAGTCAACATGACGGACGAGGGAAAGATCAGCATATCCTGGAGCGCAACAGTCGACCCGGAAGAGGCCAAGAAGGCGTTCGAGAAGATCATAGGTGACATGCAGCTATCCCTGGCGGACCTGCAGAAGAAGGCCGGTCTGACAGATGGCGCCGAGAAGGTTGCTCGAAGCATATTGATAGACTCCTTGAGGGGGGCCATGCCTGGCCTGAAGGATCTTGCCAGGTATGAGACGATGCCTCTGGACATCCTCCAGGGTATCGTGGGCGATATCGTAGGTTCTTCGAAGCCTGCGGTGGATGTAACCAGCCCAGGAATCGGGGCGACACCAATCGAAGGCGCTCCTTCCGCACCAGCTCCAGCACCGACAGTAACCCTTCCAGCTCCATCACCAGCACCTTCTGTAAAATCTCCGACACCAATCACGCTTCAGAAGCCATCTCCGACGAAGGGTGGCGGCGAGACCTACCTGGAGCTCAAGAAGCGGATGGAGAAGGAACTGAAAACGTCGATCTGAATGTGAAGGTGACAAATCATGTTCACGCTTGTTCTAGGTTGATAAGATAAGATAAGATAACATTCCGCAACGAATATAGAAACAATTCTAAGGAGAGTGGGGGAATAAATGGCATTAACTGGTGAGGTCGCTGGCGATCTACGTTTCGGCATGACACGCATAACTGCGTGGCTGTTCGAAGGCGACATGACGCCAACGTCCGTATTCAGCCGAACTGGTCTCAAGAGAGAAGACCAGGTGGCAATTGAGAAAGAGATAGTCGAGGGAGAGCTCGTCGAGTTCTTCGACAACGCTGCGCTGACCTATGCAGTCACCCAAGGATTACCCGTCGTCCAGAAGATATCTGGCAGCGGCGCAAAGTATGTAGCAAGAGTTATCGAGATCCATCCATACGAGGACTGTCCGGCTGCGCCCATGACAGACCTGGGCCTGATGCTGGCCGGCAAGAACCTCCGGAAGGCTACAATTGAGCCGGTCGGAATGGTCGGAATGATGACCCTCGAGATCACCGTGGAGGACCACGACGGGGCGTACACGCTGGCAGTCGGAGTACCGGCATCTCTTGTCTGGGACCAGAGTGCAGGCAAGTTCATGTACGGAACTGGGACGAACAACAAACTCGTGCCTCTGCACCACATAACCGGGTCTACTTCGGTCGACGTCGTGGCCCCTGTCCTTGTTGGAGTGGGGATGCAAACCATTGAGGTAGTCACTTAGGAGGGATAGAAGATGGTAGACACTTACAAGGATATCGATGGCCTGCCTAACGACTACATCTGGCAGAAGGAGTTCATAGAGGGCTTCATGATCGAGAAGTTCTCTAAGACGATGGAGTGGCTGGATTTCATCCCGAAGGTGGAGACGGATGCCGAGAGCATTGTAGGCTACAGGGAACAATATTCCGCCGACACTGATCCGAAGAAGAGACTCCCCAGGAAGAGAACATCTGGCGCCGAGTTCGTAGTCGTGACAGCTTCTGACCTCCAGGAGATCTCGGCTATCGTGGCTCAGGCTGGATGGAGCGTAGTCTTCACAGAGAGGGCGAGAAGGTTCGCAAGGACCGACCGGGACATGGTCCGCCGGAGGCTGATGAGAATCATCAACTGGATGGGCGAGTACATGAACCGCGAGATCATATCCGCCCTGACCAATGCCACGAAAGGCGTTGACAGAGAGGCAAGCGGCATGAAGTTCTACGATAGAACAGTCGCAAAGTGGTCTGCGGAAACGGCCAACCCAGTTGACGACATGATCCTGATGAGCCAGGACATGGAGGATCACGCGCCAGGCTACAGGGCAACTGATTTCTTCGTCCACAAGGACAACTTCGCCGAGATGCTCCGGCACCTGATCAATCTGGACGTGGACAGGCCGACCCGAGAGGCTCTGTTCGGTATGCCGCAGGCCCAGATGGACAGTATCTATATCCCAGTGCTGGGCGCGACCATCCACAAGGTCCAGTACGGCCTGACCGAAGGCGACATTATGGCGATGGACCGCAGCATAACTCCTGCGACGATGTACTACACGTACAACCCAGAGTACGCACCCAAAGAGTTCGTACCGATGGAGAACAACCAGACGCTCGACAACAACTTCGGTCTGCACAGCCACAGATACCTCGAGGACAAGACTCACGAGCTAAACATCCAGCTCTGGCTTGAGAACACGATCATGGTCAAGGACGCGACAGCCGGCCTGTTCATGCCCACTGGATCATACGGAATCTAAATAGGCGGAGGCGATTCACAATGGGATTTCTTAGAAAAGTCTCCAAGATAACCTCCGGCCTATTTTTCAGGTTCTCCGGCGTTCTCGACATGGAGTCCGAGAAGATAGTCAACGTAGCCGATGGGACGAATCCGCAGGACGCAGCTACCAAAGCCCAGATAGACGCGATAGTTGCCGGAACGGGATTCCTGGCAAAGGACGGCACCGTAGCAATGACGGGTGCCCTGGACTTAGGGACACATAAGATCAACAATGTAGTCGATCCAGCAGCCAACCAAGACGCTGCCACCAAGAAGTACACTGATGATGGTCTTGGTCTGATGATCAAGAAGGACGGCACTGTAGCCATGACGGGTGCCCTGGACCTGGGTACACACAAGATCAACAACGTCGTAGATCCGTCAGCTAACCAGGATGCAGCTACCAAGAAGTACGTAGACACCCAGATCACCGGAGTCAACGAAGATCTTCTGGCCGATGCCACGTTGGACGTTCTGAGACACGGTAAGGTCAGGCTCCGAGGAGACGGGAAGGTTGCTGTACTCTTCAAGGCATCAACGCCCGGAACGGTTCTTGGAACTAACACACAAAACTTCAATCTTACAGGCGTTGGCGATGGAGGCGTAATCCTAGTAACTCCGGACGCAGAAGGCGAGAAGACGGCCACAGTCAACTTTGCCGCAGGATACCACACGGGCGGGACAGGCGCATCAACTAACATGTTAGCCGAGATCGACACCAAGTTCAAGATCTCCGTAGACAACGACACGCCCGAAACCGTGACATGCGATTGGGTTGGGGGGAGCTGCGACACCGGTGCCGAAATAGCCGCTGAGATGCAGACCAAGATCCGTGCTCTGGGCGGGAAGAAGACTCTTGTTGCAGTCGCCTTCAGCACCGACAAGTACGTGATAACATCTCCGACAAAAGGCAAGAACTCAAAGGTCAGGATAACTCCTGCCGCCGACCACGATGCCAGTGACGAGCTCGAGATCGGAACTGGATACGGGACCAACACAGACGGCACAGGAGACGTTAACGATGCCAGCGCAGTAACCGCCACGGAAATCGTTGCCGTAATCAACGGCGACATGACCGCCTATGTAGTGGCAACAGTTGTTGCAGGAGCTGTGCGGATTACCTCGAAGACGTCCGGATACGGCTCGAAGGTCTTGATGGGCAACAGCACTCTAAAGACGGTACTCGGTCTGGCTCAGAACGCCGTAGGATATGGGGGGCAGGGTCTGGGATATGCCAAAGACATGAAGGACACGAACTATTCTGTCTTTGCGACCAAAACCGGAACAGCCCAGGCATCCCTCGGAGCAATGGATATCTCGACAACCAATCTGGCAACGACCGGCTTCATGGTCGAATGTGAGACCAACTCGTCTACCGAGTATGTCTTCGTTCTGATAGCTGGTCTCGAGGGAGCTAGCTGAATATAGGATAGATTATGCGAGGAGGAGTTAGGAACTTAGTCCTCTCTTCCCGCAACCTATCTAAAACGGAGAATAAATGGCACCATTTCGAGGCACGAATCCTCAAAAGATAGTTCTCAAAGGCACGACAGACCAAGACGTTGAGGTAGACGTCCTAGTTACTGCGGATGGCAAATTCGTAGTAGACACCGAAATAAATGCGACTCTCGATCCTTCAGGCCTGGCCACTGCCGCCGCTGCAGGAGCGAACACAGACGCCGCAGCATCCGTATCCGAAGACGAGACCGGAACCGCCAGGACACATACCTCGGTCCTCAAGGCTGCAAAGAACCTACTAATTGATATCTCTGGCTATCTCTCCACGTTGGCGGGGGCAGTCACCAGTTCCAAGGTACAGGTAGACGTTAAATCAACCGTTTCAACGGCCGTCACTGGCCCCCTAACTTCAGCA